CCTTTATCATATTGTCTATTAGCTTCTTGCACAGCATTTATATGCATCCATACATTGTGACCCATCATAAGAGCATAAGAAAAACTATCCCAACTTGTTGAATCCTTACTTGCTAGTATAGGTTGTTTATTTTTTTTGTCAAGTTTAATGCTACCGTCTTTTTCAAGTAAAGGTTGTCCTTTTAATATTTTAATATCGCCTTGTTTATTTTTATCACCTGGACCATATACACAAATATCATTTGCAAGTAATTCAGAAGTAATTGGGCTATCGATAAAAGATTTATGTTTACCTTCTCTAACAAAAGCATGGCTAAAAGGTGTTGTATCATTTTTCAATTTTAATGAATCAATGCTAGGAACCATTCTATAAACCCATTTTGATCTATCTGTTGTTTCTAGTTCGCAGTATATCTGACCATTAGCAGTAGCAAGAAATGGACTTGCACAATCAAATGTAATCATAAAATTATCATTATGATATTTTCGTACTGCACGTTGTATATCAGTTAATAATACTGCCCATTCTAGCTTGCTAGTTCCTAAAAAGTGCATAACATCGTGAATTCCTTTTTCAAGTAATCCGTCAAACCTTAAGCTTATAAGTCTTTTAAGAACTAAATGAACATCACACATATTTTGTCCTCCCATGCTCCAGCCATTGAAATGATTATTAGGGTATTTTTTTGGATCACAATAATCTTTCATTTGTTGGTACCAGTCTTCTGCTTCTGTGTGATCTTCTCCTTGTAAGACATTTAAAAATTTACATTCGCCAGATCGATGTTTAATCCAGTAATTATTATTTATTTTAGTAGCATTTACTGCTTCTTGATAAGTTGTTACTCCTGTAGCTTTTTTTCCTTCATCGCTTCTAGAGACCCAGGCTGGTATGTCCAAAATCATGCCATAGTCCATAAACTTGTCCATCCAGCGTAGGACACCTTCACGTTTCTTTTGTGCTTGTGCGCATCCGCTACCTGCACGCCAATCGCCTTCCCATTTGCCTTTACCAATCTGGAAGCCACCTGAGTCGCCTAGTAGCCAACTGGTTTCTCTGTTGCGTACACGATACATATCTTCACGATATAGATCTTTTTCAAGATCCAAACTAGCGTGTCCAGCACTGTGCAAACTCCACTTGTACTGCCACAGACCTTCAGGTGCAAGCCAGTTAAGACCTTCCACACCATGCGGCAGTCCTTGTGGAATACGAGCAGGATCAATATAGGGTGTACCACTGCCTTTGAGATTCTCATCAAATGGCAGTAATCCTCTGCGTTGTCTGCCTACAAACAGTGCATAGAACGTACTAAGTGCTGGCAAAAACACAGCATAGTCACTTTGATTTGCTGTTAAGTTAGTTGGCAGTTCCATTACTTGCTCTGTGCTGGCAACAAGTAACGATATTCTGCAAGTCCACTGTCAACAACAATCTCAGCAACACCATCATCGCTGAACTTAAATGTTGTATCACCGCCGAGACTGAGAATCTTGCTTACTTGTTCAACAGGCCATGCCCAACCGCGTGTAACTGCACCACCAACATCATGTTGGAATACAAAGTTACCTGCATGTGTGCTGTGATCACCAAAGAAAAACTTTAGATCACTGCCTTCTGTTTTAGCAATAAATGTAGTTTCTTCACTGTTAGCACTAATCATAAACTTGAAACGTTGGATACTTGCTACTGTAGGCTGAAACTCAATACCCCAATTTACTTCACGCATCTTAACTGTTTTAAGTTTTTCGTTAATAATTTCACTTGCCATAAAGCGATAGTCGTTCTTAAAGTCGCCGCCAGCATTTTCAAAATGAATACCAACTGGTACATTCTCGCCGTTACGTTCTTGTGTGTTGATTGTAATTTTTGCATCTTCGTTGTATTCTGGAATACGCAGGATAACACCAAGTTTGTCCAAGTTAGGCATACCAAATGTGCCCATAAAATCTGCTACTGGTGTTTTAGTTGTTGCTTGTAGAATAACACTGCGGTCTTCTGCAAGTCCTTCAATTGTTGTGGTTTTGTCTGTGCCTGTAACTTTTACAAGACTAATAAAGCCAAGCGAATGTGTGTGCTTGACAATGTCGAGTAGATAATCTTTCATAAGGATGTCCTTTACTGTTAGTGTGCCTATATTATATTTAGATTTTGTGTTGAAGTCAATATTATTTTTGTGGATATGCTGAACTGTTAATACTAGTTCGGTTAGGAGTCTCAATTTTTACAAGTGGACTACTAAGTTTTTGACTACTAAGTGTTCCTGGTTTTTTAACTACCATGTAACTATGGCTACCATTATGTACATCGCCTTGATTCACTATGTCAAAACCAAACATCTGTACCATGTTTGTCATAAGTGTTTTGGTATTATATGCCCTATAGTCGTTTGCGCAAAGATCTAAACTTGCAAGTTGCTCACAATCGTTGTAACTAAAAATAAAATGCCCGCCAGGCAGTAACAGATTATAAACTTTTTGTACTTCTGTTTTAATAGGATCTATGGGCCAAAATTCGTAACTATTAATACTTACTGCAAGTCCTAGTTGTCCTTGTGGCAAGTGTAATAAGTTATCGTAAAACATAATACGCTTTTCACTAAAAAAGTTATTGAACTTGCTTTTTACTGCTTCTTTGTCTAAAACATTTCCAGTATATAAGTACAGTGGATCATTTGCTAAAAATGCTCTTGTTAGAAAACCATTACTAGGATTTAATTCAATCGCTGCCCAGCGCCAGTCACTATGGTATCCAATTTCTTTCTTTACAAAATTTACAAAGTTTAAGTCTAAATTTTCTACGCGACGATTCATTAGATCAAAGTCCGGAGCCTGCTCTGCAAATTTATCGTAATCACGCTTTAGTATGAAAAGTTCTTCTTGTCTAAGTAAGTGATTGCTATTTTTATTAATTTTATCGAGCAAGTCATCGTGGTCTTTTTTTAGTTTTAGCATTTCATCTAAAACCTTATTAAGACGATCATAATTCTGTTTATCTTTGAAAAAACGTGATTGATCTTGGTAGTAACTTTGTTGAGTTAGGAGATCGTTTTCTATGTCAAGTTTATATTGTTGATTATCTCGTAGCATACGAGTCAGCAATAACATTTTGTCGATTAGTTTCATTGACGTTCTCCACTAGTATTTATATGCGTATATTATTCAAAAGAGAATAAGTCGTCAAATGTGTTAGCAGTTTGGGTTGCTTCTCCAAGATTCCAATTTAATACACTTAGTAAGTTGTCAATCTTTTGATCAACAATAGTGCCTTCCATCGCCGCATCATCAAACGGCAAGTCTTTGAACCACTGTGGCAAATGTGTTTCGTCTGTGGGATATCCTACACTAGTATAGCCAAGTGGATTTGGTTTGAGTTTACACACAATAGTTTTAGCACCATCCATGATCTGACTGCTATACTTGTCACTGTTCATTGTGCGCAGTGTATTCCAGTTCATAGCCGCTCTGACATGTCCGGGCATGTTTGCTTTACCCAGTCGCTTTTCTTCTGCTGTATACTTGGTCAAGTTGTTTACACGCTTGGGTGTGCCTTTTTCCCAGCCTGGACGATCTTTGAACGCATATTTGAACTCTTTGATCTTGTCCACAATGTAGTCTTTGTCTTTGCCTGTTAGTACATCCAATAGCAGTTCACTCATAAAGTCCTGCATGATCTTTGGCGTATCACTGCGCTTCAAGTCTAGTCCCATTGCTTTAACCTTACCTGGCTTGCCCTCTGTATCCAAACGGAAACCTTCCAAGTCATAGATCAGTGCTGCATAACGCTTTTTAGTAATGTATAGACCTTTAGTAGCAACAATCTCTCTACCACCTTTGATGATCTCGCCATTCTCACGTGGGCAATGAAAAGCACGTTCCATAAACACAGGAAACTCATCGTTAACTCTGTCAGCAATATTGTCATACAGTTGTGTACAAATCTCTTTGCCCCACTCTGCTCTTCCTGCTTCAACTTCTTCTCGCATCATGGGCCAAGCACTAAAGTATACACTGTCAGTATCGCCATACACAATAGCATCACCTACATGATTCTCCTCTCCTGTAAGGAGACCATTAACTGTTTCAGCCATTCGCTTGCTGATGCACCTTCCAGTAAGAGTTGTGGATTGCCCAATACGATGGTCAAAGAAACGACACCCAGGATTAAGAATAGCACCGTATAAACTATTAAGATTAATCTTCTTAACCAACTGTCGCTTATCCCAATATTCAACGGCATCTGCGTCTCCTTCATCTTTAACTTTTTTAAGTTCCTTCTGCATGTCTTTGCGTTCAGCATACCAGCGTTCAAGTAGTCCAGGAACAATGCCTTTGCGTTCATATGTAAAGATAGTACCGTTAGCACTGAGTGTCCATGGTTGATTACTGTCAAACACTAGACGCCATACATCATATGCACTAAGTGTATCTTCATCGCCATTTTCCCAGTCAATGGTAATCTCTGTGCCACGTTCCATGTTCATAACTGCTTGATACTCTCGGCTACCAAACTCGCCTTCCCAAGCATCAGCAAACGATTTCTTTTGTCCCATCAAATCTCTGATGCGACTTTCAGTCATTGTTTGACGCAGTTGTCCTACTACAGTTTCTGGACCCATGTTAAGAGCACGAATCACACTAGGATACAGACTGTTAATGTCAATAGCGCCAATCCAATCATGCAAACCTTTTTTAGGATACGCAACGTAAGCACCTGCCGCTGTTGTTGGCTCGCCATCTCTGTTGCGTCTGTTTGGTACAACCATGCCACGAGCATGTGCATCATTGATAATGGCTTGTTCTGTCACAGCAACCGCACCCATTGTGGTCATCAGCAACACTGTGTTTTCATGTGCCAACACATTAGATAGTTCAATGAAACGCAGTTTCTTATCCAGTTTGTTTAGCAGTGCAGTATCCTGTCTGTTATAGTCAATGAACTTTTCAAAGTCTTGATTGTACAGTTGATCCAGTGTGCCTTCATATGCTACTTTGCGTTCATCTAGTTCATGCTCACCAATGGCATCCAAACTGTAACTGTGACGTTCTTCATAAGTGTATTTGCGATACAGTTGCATGTAGTCCAAGTGTACACGCCCTACTAGATCAAACGTAACACTTTCAGTACCATAACGCTCAAATGTACGCTTCTTGGGCAACTGTCCAAATAAACACCAACGTCTATTATCTTCCTTGCTTAGTACACGAGTAATACGATTCACTGTGTATGGAATATCATAACCTTCACTGTTCCAGCCACTTACAATGTCGGCATCTTCTAACAAGTCGAGAAACACATTCAGCATCTCGCCTTCGTCTGTAAACAAGTATGTGTTGTCAAACTGCTTACAAAGATCTTCTGCTGTTTGCATGGTCATGCCACTTGGCGGAATAGCCAATGTGATTAGTTGATCTGTCCAATCTAAATATAGACTAATTGCAGTGATTGGGTTGAAGGGATCTTCAGGACTACTATATCCCTTGTCTTTGTCAAAGTCAACTTCAATATCGAAAAACGCTGTTTGTAGTTTTGGAGGTTCTGCACCCAAGTAGTTTTCTTCCAAGCAACGGAATATAGGATTGATGTCACTTTCCCATAGACCTTTGCCGCCTTGAATCTTAAGTTCTTTCATAAACTCTTTGCGATTGCGTGTACTAAATCTACTAACAGGCTTGTCATAGATAGTGCGATGTTTGCCGCGCGGATCGTCATAGTAAAACACATAGTTAGCAGGCAATTCACGATACTCGCGTTTGCCATTAACACGTTCTACAACATGAATACGATCATGCTCTCTGTCAAAATATGCGTCTACATAACTCATTATAACAATCCTATTACATATATGAATGTTAACAGAATATTCATCCAAAGTAAACTATTTTCTCGCCACAAATAACCTACCAGTATCCATAGTCCATTTGCTACTATGAATCCCCAGTGATGCCAATATAATTCAGGGACAAAACTTGCTAGACTAGCAGCACCTACTAACCAAGCAGTTGCTAACCATGCTACCCATTGATAAGGTTTACGTTCTACCACCATGATACTGCTACTCCGTATCCAAATACATTTACTAAACTAAAATAAAAAGTGAGCATCATAACCCAAGCCGCGCCACGTCTGTATGCAGCATAACACTGCGTTGTGCTTCCTATAAAGAAAAATGGGTATACAATACTCATGTCCGGATCATAAGCGTTAAAAGCAAGTGTAAGACTAGCACCCACTGTGAAGATAAAACTTATTAACTCAAAGTAGAATGCAGTCTTGTCACTAACAAAACTGTTTATCCAAAACTGTTTTATTTTTTGCACTTAGATTTTGCCAACTGTTGCTAGAATATTTTCAAGTTCTGTATATTCATCAGTAACTTTTTCAAACTCTGCTTTGTATGCTGTGCGCACTGCTTTTTTAAGTACAGTAGGTTTAATTTGCATTTCTTCTGCTACTGCTTTAATTGTGTCGTTAAGACCGTTGTTTAGGTCATCTACTTCCTGCATAACTGTCAAACCTTCGTTTACAAGTTGTGTAAGTTTTGCTTTTTCTTCACTTGAGAAAACTCTATCGCTCATGGATAACTCCTTTAGTTTATATTAGTATACTACTTAAATGTTACTGTGTCAAGATGTGAAATCATCTGTTGTGTATTTTCTTTTGTAGGACATTGAGCACATATCTTGTTTGGCTTGCCGAAATTTTTTATAAAGTCCTGTATGTCTTGATTACTAGAAAATGCGCTTATTCCTTTAGGTATGTATTTACGCCAGTGTTCGTAGTTTGGATTGCCAAATCGTTCCAGTGTTTCTGCTAATAAGCCGCTGGTGCTGCACTTGTAGATTATACCTTTGTATAGTAATGGACAAGTTTGTTGTATACAACTTTCAAATGCTTGCACAGGATTATTATTGTGTGGCATCATGTCATTATATGTGCCACAATATGTTTTTAAAAATACGTTAGGTGTTTTTACATGAAAGCGAAAGTTATTTTTGGTTATGTATCTGTCAATACCATATTCATTAATAGGTTTCCAATCATAACTATCAAAAACACGATTGACTACATTCTGTAAACGATCTGGAGTATGCGCTGTAATTTTTAAACTTACATTGCCCAATTCATACATTAGATCAACAATATCCCAATGCTTTTCTAACAATAATCCATTTGTAGTAAATCGAATTTGACTATCCGGCATAAGTTTCCTTACACCTTTTAACCAGTCACATACCTGTGGATTAATTAGTGGTTCACCGCCCATAATACCAAAGTCTGGAATGTCAATGCGCTGTAACCAACTTTCTAGATGTGCTTTGCCTTCTGCCCAGGTAACATATCCACTGTGTTTAAGATCACTGTAATTTGTACAGCCAACACAACTTAAATTGCATGATTGTGTAATCATGGTTTCAACAAAAGGTAATACTGGTTTCATAGATCTATTATACTAGATATGTTGTGTAATTTCAACTGTTAAATCACTAGATCCTTTAATTAATCTGTGATATACTGCTTCTGGAATAAAATATTCTCTACCAGGCACAAGTGCCATTGGCAAGCGATTGTCTAATTGTAAACTCCAGCCCGAACCTTCTAGTACACGAACAGTACGATCTTCTGCATCACGGTGCCAGCAAAGGTCACTGTTGTCTGCGTCTTCTCTAAATGTTCTGTGTTTAATGTTAGGTGCGACTTGGGTTTCCTCGTAGGGTTTTACCACCATTGTCCGCCTTTAACTCCCAACGCCTTGTAACGTGGAGTACGGCAACTCCAGTAACGAGCCGTCATTTTATCGTTTGCTTGTTTACATTTATGGCGTGCTACAAACGAACGCACTGCGCCTCTGTCCTT